AGAGAAGTAGCTTATCAATTAGGAATTAATTTTAGGATTGTTCCTAAAGTAAGTTTAGAGGATGGCATCCACGCTCTTAAAATGGTTTTACCAAGATGTTTAATAGACACAGATAATGGTAAACCATTAATTGATGCTTTAAGACATTATCATCGTAAGTATAACGAGAAGATGAGAATGTTTCATAATAAACCGGTAAAAGATTGGTCATCACATGCTTGCGATGCAGCAAGATATATGGCGCTATCAATTACTGAAACAAGACAAAAACAAAATATAAATCAGAGTATTGCTCAAAGCGATTACTCAGTACACGGAGGATAATCAAATGGGATTTTTAATGCCTAAAGTTTCTATGCCAGCTTTACCGCCAGCACCGGCTCCAGCTAGGGATGTTCCAGACTACGATAGCGCTGCAAGAGACGAAGAAGTTAGATTACAAAGACAAAGAGTAGCTGCTGCTAGAAAAGGAAGATCATCAACAATACTTACTTCATCAAGAGGAGTAGAAGATGATCCAAGCGTAGTAGCTAAGAAAACTTTATTAGGAGGATAGTATGGGAGGAGTAGCAAGAAAAGTTATAAAACCAAAACCGCCAGCGCCAGCACCCGCGCCGATATACTCACCGCCGGCAGCTGTTGTATCACAAGCTCAATCAACAAGTATGCAACAACTAGCAAGAGGAAAAGGTAGATCGTCAACAATACTTACTGGGCCACAAGGTTTAGGAGATACAAAATTAGAAGTTAGGAAGAAAAGTTTACTCGGAGGATAAATGGCAATCAACACAACTGCAAAAATGGTTATTGAAAGATACAATAGCCTAAAATCACAAAGAAAAAATTGGGAAGAACATTGGCAAGAAATAGCTGATTATTTTTTACCAAGAAAAAATAATATTACCGAAAAACAAACTAAAGGTAATAAGAGACACGATTTAATATTTGATGGCACATCTACACATGCTTTAGAATTATTAGCTGCATCACTAAATGGAATGTTAACTAATACAATATCTCCTTGGTTTCATTTAAAATACAAAGACGCTGAAATGAATACAGACGATGAGGCTAAAGAATGGTTAGAGAGCTGTGGTGAAACTATGCACCAAGCATTTATGAGATCTAACTTTCAACAAGAAGTGTTTGAGTTATACCATGAGCTTTTAGCTTTTGGAACGTCTGCAATGTTTATAACAGATGATCCTAAAGATGATTTAAGATTTAAAACAATACACATTTCAGAAATTTTTATTACTGAAAATGAAAAAGGATATGTAGATAGTTTAACTAGAAAATTTCATATTCAATATAAAAATATACCAGCTATGTATCCAGATGCGGTATTACCAAAAGTTTTACAATCTAATATTACAAATAATCCTTATGACGAAGTAACTATAATTCATTCTGTATATCCAAATGAAATAGCAATGGGTTATGACAACTCTAAAAACATGGATTATAAATCTTGTCATGTTCACGAAGAAACTGGAACATTGCTAAGAGAAAGTGGATTTAAAGAATTTCCTTATGTAGTTCCAAGATATTTAAAATCATCTTCTAACGAAGTGTATGGAAGATCTCCAGCAATGAACGCTTTGCCAGATACTAAGATGTTAAACACAATGTCTAAAACATCTATCAAAGCTGCACAAAAACAAATTGATCCGCCTCTTATGGTTCCGGATGATGGTTTTATGTTACCTATAAGAACAGTTCCGGGTGGATTAAATTTTTATAGAGCTGGTACAAGAGAAAGAATTGAACCTTTAAATATTGGGGCAAACAATCCAGTTGGTTTAAACATGGAAGAGCAAAGACGAAAAGCAATAAGAGAAAACTTTTTTGTTGAGCAACTTATGACAGTATCCGGCTCTAGCATGACAGCTACAGAAGTCTTACAGCGTACTGAAGAAAAAATGAGATTGTTAGGCCCCGTTCTAGGCAGACTACAATCTGAATTACTACAGCCATTAATTACAAGATGTTTTAATTTATTAATGAAAAATAATAAATTTAGACCAATGCCAGAAACATTAGGAGATCAAGATATAGAAATAGAATATGTATCTCCTCTTGCTAAAGCACAAAAAACTCAAGAGCTATCATCTGTGATGAGAGGTATAGAAATATTTGGAACGATGCAAAATATAGCTCCGGTATTTGATTATATTGATATAGATGGTTTAGTATCTCATATTCAAGATGTCTTAGGTTTACCAGCTAAGATTATGAAAAGTAAAGGTGAAGTAAAAGCTATTCAACAACAAAAACAGCAAGCGCAAATGGAGCAAATGCAATTACAGCAAGCTCAGCAAATTGCTGAGGCTGCGGGTAAAGCTGCGCCAGCTTTGAAAGCCAATGAATAATAAAGATCTAAAACAATTAGTAATAAACTATCAAACGACTTTTAAATCTGAAGGGGGCGAGAAAGTTCTTAAAGATTTAGAAAACAGATGCGGTTACAATGTTACTACACATATAAAAGGTGATAGTCATGAAAGCGCATTTTTAGAGGGGCAACGATCAGTTGTTCTTTTTATTAAAAACATGCTCAATAAAACACCGGAGGAAAAATGAGTGAACAAACACAGGTAGCGGCTGCCGAACAACAAAATCAGCCGTCTGGAGAAACACAAACTACAACTCCAGTAGAAACTAACGAACCGGTAAATGTTGATTGGAAAACAACTTTACCAGACGATATAAAAACCGATGAAAGTCTAAAACATATTCAAGACGTTCCATCGTTAGCAAAGAGCTATATACATGCTCAAAAAATGGTAGGAGCTGATAAAATAGCTGTTCCTAACAAATATGCTACTGAAGATGATTGGAAAATAGTTTACGAAAAACTAGGATTACCAAAGTCACCAGATCAATATAAATACGAGTTACCTCAAGATACGCAAGTTGATGAAAACACATTAAAAAGTTTTTCATCGCAAGCTCACAATTTAGGTTTATTACCTCAACAAGCAAAAGGGGTAGTTAAGTTTTATAATGATATGGTTAATAAAACTATGAGCGATGCTGATAATAAAGCAATGGCGTTTCGTGAAAATTCTACAAAAGAATTAAAAATGGAATATGGTCAAGCTTATGATGAAAATATTAGCAAAGCAAAAAATTTAGCAAACTCAATCATTGATGCAAATTTTTTAAATTCACCAATGGCAGATGGAACAAAAGTTGGAGATCATCCAGCTTTAGTTAGAGGATTAGTTAAATTAGCTGGAAGAATGGGAGAAGATAGTATCGTTCAAGCATCTGGGCCAGCTTACTTAACACCTAAGCAAATTGATAAACAAATTGCTGAGTTAACATCTGAAGGTTCAGCTTATTGGGATAAACACCATCCTAATCACGACGAAGCTGTTGAAGAAGTTTTGGCTTTACGAAATAAAAAAAATTCCGTATAAGCCGAAAATAACTTGGATAATCGAAAGACCCAAGTTGACGTAAGGAAAGACTTAGATCTACGAGATCTCAAATCTAGGAAGATCCGCAAGGATAATCAACCGAATATACTTAACATTAACACTAACTGAAGAAGGAGACTATTATGTCAACTCAAATAACTACTTCTTTTGTTGAGCAATATTCGTCTAACGTGAGTATGCTGTCTCAACAAATGGGAAGTAAACTCAGAGGTGCTGTAGATGTTGAAACTATCAGAGGGAAAAATGCGTTCTTTGACCAAATCGGGGTTACTGCGGCGCAAGTTCGTTCATCAAGACACGGAAACACACCTCAAATCAACACTCCACACTCAAGAAGAAGAGTAAGCTTGGCAGATTACGAGTGGGCTGATCTTATCGACGATCAAGATAAGGTTAGAATGCTTGTTGATCCAACAAGTAATTACGCAAAAGCTGCGGCTGCTGCAATGAATAGAGCAATCGATGATGTTATCATCGCTGCTTTTGATGCGGATGCTGCTACTGGTGTTGCTGGAGGAACAACAACTGCGCTTCCATCATCATCTAAATTTGCAACGTCAGACCAAGCAGACGGAATGACAATTGCAAAATTAAGACAAGCTAAGTTCTTTTTTGACAACGGATCAGTAGACCCATCTCTTAAGAGATTTGTCGTGGCTGGGCCAAAACAAATACAAGACTTGTTAGCTACAACAGAAGTAACGAGCGCGGATTTTAATACAGTTCGAGCTTTAGCTGCTGGAGAAGTTTCAAGCTTTCTTGGATTTGAGTTTATCATGTCAAACAGATTAAGCTTAGATGCAACAAACACAGACGACAGAAAATGCTTTGCGTTTACAGAAGATGCTATCAAACTAGCAATCGGAAAAGACGTATCAGCAAAAATAACTGAGAGAGCAGACAAATCGTATGCAACTCAAGTTTACTACTGTATGTCAATTGGTGCTACAAGAATGGAAGAAGAAAAAGTATTTCTACTTCCTTGTAACGAGTAATAACCAATAAATTCTAGGCGGAGTTAAGCGAGAGTGGATCCCGCCTAGGATCCTTAAACACAAACCAACGGAGGATACTATGCCATACGGCAAAGGTACATACGGGTCTAAAAGAGGCAGACCACCAAAAAAAAATAAAATGGGAAAAAAAGGAAAGAAGAAGAAATAATGAAAAAATTATCTTCTAAACAAAAAAAAATAGCACGGGTAGCAAAACCTAAAAATAGGATTACGGGTGCTGATTTTAAAAAGCTACGTAAAAATAAAAGGAAAACTTATGGCTAAAAGAGGCTTATACGCAAACATAAATAGAAGAAAAAGACTTGGTATTTCAAGACCAAAATCTAAATCTACTATTACAAAGAAAGCTTACGCAAACATGCGAGCTGGCTTTCCTAAAAAGAAAAGGAAATAAATAAATGGCTTCAGTAATTGAGATATGCAATTCAGCGCTTTTACAATTAGGCGCGCAAGCAATCACTTCACTAACAGAAAATTCTAAAAATGCTAGACTATGCAATGCTAGATTTAATACTGTTAGAGATAGCGTGTTTAGATCTCATCCGTGGAATAGTTTAATTAAAAGACAAAAACTAGCTGCTGATGTTGCTACACCTATATATGGTTTTGATTTTCAATTTACACTACCGG